TAGTTGCGTCTAGCAAACTCTATGTCATTATCTATGTTATTATTTGTCATGCGCTGTCACTTAATATTGTAATTGACGTGGTAAAATCACTATCATCAAATCCAAAGTCACTGTCTGGATTAACATCAGTTGGGTTAGGTACGACTCTTATTCTTTCTGTGAGCACATCAGAGTCATTTAGACCACCACCCTTGATTCCTAGATTAGCATCGACTTGCCTAATAATATTAGTAGTACTATTTGGACCATGAAATTGTATTTTCATAGTAAAGTCTAGTGTGTAAATAATAGTTCTTCGTTGCTCTTGAGAACCTTCAAAGTCATCACTAAAAGTTATTCCATTCAATATAACAGGAGTGTCTTCTTTGATAGATGGGAATTTGTCAAATGGCTTTACGGTGAGAGTATACTGAGGATTAAAGTACGGAACAATTTGCTCAACTATCTGTAATGCATCATCCTGTGTCTTAGCATAGATATTCAGTTGAAAGTTTATGTTATATGGAACAGGTACGAAGAATTTTTCTCTAGCAGTGTTAGCACTTCCTTGCCTAGAATAAGCATTTGTTTTTTGAAGTTGTCTTTGAGCATCATAATCAAATGCAATAATTTCAAATGACATTCTTGGTAGCTTTATAGCAACTCTTGTATCTTCTCTAAGATCAGGAACTTCTCTAACACGTTCAATAAACTTGTCCTTTGGAGCATAGGAAAGCGGAACCTTAACAGAACTTATTACATTACCAGAGCTGTTTTTTCTAAGAACGTAAATATTATTAAAAAGCGAGCCAAACACTGCTACGCTTTTTCTTACTCTTCTATGATAAAAATGAGTTCCAAACATTATTGAGGATCTCCAAATGGATTGGTTTCAGAGAAATCTAAGAAACCTGCTTCTATATTATCAAAGTCGGTATTCTGTTCATTGCTGGCAATTTTATTATCTTCAGAAACTGCTGATACAAGTCTTGTAAACTGCTCTCTTTTTTCTCCACCAAAAGTTATATTCCTACCAGCAACAAATGTTTGATAGCTACTATCATCTGATCCTACATGAATTAAATGAAGAACTCCATCAGAATCAGAATACTTTGCAACCTCACCATTAACTATCACTCCACTGGCCAAAGTTTGTGATGCTGAATCTCCAGCCTTAATATCTGTGTTGGGTGGCGCAGCAAATGTAACTGTCGGAAATGATCCTACTCTGTACCCCGCTCCAGCATATGTAATTGTAAGAGAATTAACCTTACGCTCTGCGCTATCAATAGTACAAGTAGCTAAAGCTGTGTAATCAGATGCAGTACCGTTTGCAGCACCTACTGTAACAGTTGGAGTTCCAGAAGTATAGAATTGACCACTGTCTGTTAGTGAAAAAGATAATGTTCCTCCTCTGCTACTATCAACAATTGGAGTTACTATTGCTCTAAAATCTGCTGCTGTGCCTTTTCCAGCACTGTCAAAACTTATCCTAGCGGAATCAAGGTAAGCACCCTTGGTATCTATAGATATGCCCGTAACCTGACCGTTTGATATAGTTGCTGTAGCTGATGGAGACTTAGGCTCAAAGCCAAGATAGTTTAAATCACTATCTGCGTTGTCTTCATAGGGATTCCTATCAGAATCAGGAAGAGATGAAGTGAAGATAGTATTTGCGCCAGATCCTATAGTATATCTAAATGCGTCAATAGCTACATTAGCACTTGTAGGATTATTTACAAATCTGGTTTTCCCTGAGATCAATCTACCTGGAGTTCCACTTGCAGGGCTTGAATCTTCAAGACTGCTATCAATATACATTTTGTAGTTACCAGCAGAATCAATCTGTAATTGAATGTAATGCCACTTATCATATCCATGAGTAAAAGGCGAACTTGAAGAAGAGATTGAATCTCCAGTACCATCTTGTTTAATATACTGCCAAACCAAGTTCTGGCCTGAAATCTTTATCTGACTTTCTTTACCAGAAGCTGAGTCCCTATGTCCAGGAAATTTTAAAATACTTCCTTGAGGGCCAGCAGGCACATTTAACCAAAAATCGATTTTTTGATTTATAGTAACAGAAGGATTATCATTCGAGTCTGTAAAATTTGGATAATCTGAATCCCCACCATCACTATCTAAAATATATGACCGGTCACCCCACTTAGCTGTAGTATATGTGTCATTGAATAATTGACCACCAGATCCGTCAGGAATACCGTATCTAGCAGAATCAAACTCATTACCAGATCTAAAATTTGGTGGTAGTTTGTGTGTAAAAGTAAAGTTAACATTAGGAGCTGATGTGTAATATGTTCCCCCATCAGTTAATGAAATACCTTGCATCACTCGATGTGATATTACTATTGGTCCTCCCATACCAGAATGGTTGGAACAATAATAGTACAGCTTTCTTTCCGATCTTGGCATTACAATATCAGTATAAGCACCCTGTGTTCCTGGTGTACCAACTGCGGTCACATTAGACGTAAATTCAGAACCTCCACCATGGGTGCCATCAGAAACAGTGGAAAAGCGTAAAGGGTGACCAGAGTTGGTAGAATCGGATTGATCAAATCTATAAGTCGATAGTTCATTAGCTTGAACGGTATCTTGTGTGACAGAGTTTACTACAAATTTATTTCCACCTGAATCAATTACTGAAACACCAATAACCTGGAGAGCTTTATGTAAATCGACAGTAGCTACCGCATCAGCTGAATCTGCAGTGGGTAAACTAACTGTTGTAGTAGGTGGACTAATATAGTATTGACCGGAATCTACCAAAGTAACAGAAGCTACTCTGTTGTTAATCGTATCTCTTGTTAATGTAGCAGCAGCATTACTAGAATCAGCAGTAGGTGGACTAATAGTAATCAATGGGGCTGTGGAATATCCAAACCCAGAGTCTGTTATGTCTATGTTTGTTAGCCGTCCCATTATTGTATCGTCGGTGTTCCTGTTGCTTTTTTATGACGTGGTACTGTAACTTTGTATGTGTAAGAATAATCTCTTTCAAGATCATCTACTTCAACGACTCCAGTATCAAGATCTTCATCATTGTATTCAAATAGTTCTGCTCTTAACTTGTATGTATACAAATTATTTAGCTGATAGAACGGTTGTTCGTGTTCCACATGACTCACTTGAAACATAGAATTTGACATGGGAAGATACAAAAGATCGCCTTCCTGCGGTCTACTTTGATCGTCCATAGTAGTGTCTGGAATAGCCACCATCTTTAACCATGATCTTTTTGCCAAAATAAAGGTAGCCTGATCTCTTATCTCTACACCAAACTTAGTAAACAAGTCTCCTTCACCATCGAAACCTTCGGTGTTTTCGATGTACATTTCTACTTTGTATGCTGAGCTAAATTTTGATGGTACATCTTCGCCAAATATTCTATCTTCATTAACCAAAGTTCTTGGAAGATAGTAAACATCTTGGCCGTACATTCTGAGAGATTCAATGACTAAATCTTGTAGTAGATTTACTTCAGATCGGACTCCCCTACTGATATATTGATTTAATGGCATAAATCACCCCACAAGAAAGTCTACAGGTTGCTCATACTCGAGCCTCATTCGCTCCCTAAGTGTTTCCAACTCTGCTGTTGCATCATCATAATATTGTCTTCCATTGAACATCACACCCCCTGGAAGTTGCATGCCTTCAAATTTCATCATATTTGCACCCCATTGTTGCTTTATCAAAGCTGTTGTGTAATCCTTCATAAAAATGTCATTGAAAATAGAGGTGTGATCAGTAGTACTTACTTCTTTTAAACACTCGATTACAATGTAATCTCCTGCTTCTATGTCACCGTCTTTAAAATCACCGTGAATATAAAGTCTGTTTTGTCTTCTTGAAAATGTTGCTTGTACTGTTCCATTTAATTTCATATCAAGCAGTGACAAATATTGTTGCATTTGTTCATAATAAGCAAGGTCACCCATGTAGTTGTGCATATCAGCAATATCATTTAACATCATCTGATACTTGATGTCAAAAAAGTTTCTTGCTGTATTAAACGAAGAAGCAAGAGGGAATAATGACATCACATAAGCTATTTCAGAATTTAAAGTTACATACTCATTTGTCACATCAGAT